TTCTGATTTTAACTTTGTTCTAGGTGGTAATTTTCTTTCCTTAGGTGGTTTGTTTATTTTTTTCTTTGCATCTGATTTTTTCTTACTTGTAATGGCTCTTCTTTCTGCAGGAGAAGCGCCAATCTTATCCATGTTGCCACCGTTTTTCATTCTTTTGAGTATACCGCCACGCTTCATACCGCCAGAAGATGAACTTGAAGATGTTGAAGTAGATGAAGAAGATGCTGGACCATCATCTAAGTTCTTTGCAGACCTGATGATCTTTAAATCTTTTCTGTCATCACCTGTAGATAAAAATCCACCTGTTTTTAGTCTTATTGGTTTTTTCATGATACATTCCTCATTCTTTCACAAAGTCTCTCTGCTCTATTTGGAACTTGTTTTGCCCAAAGCGAATCTTCCATTTGTATCGCTGCCTCTATCCAGTTAGCATCCATTACCGCTTCACGCATTTTTTTAAATTTAGATAAACGGGGTCTGCCAAGATTAAACATCATGTTAGCAATAATTCTTTGCGCCTCTTCAGGTAAGTCATCAAAGTGCTCATATAAAACTTTACACTCTTCTATTGTCACATCTATATCTTTAGCAAATAATTCGTTGACTCTTTCTTCAGAAACTTCAGTGCCCACTGGTTTGTCGTACTCTTCATCCCACTCTGTCAGAAGATGCCCAATTCCCACAGTCTTCAGATTTAAGTGGTCTAAATACACAGAGTGCACACAACCCTCATCTCTTTTTAGTTCTTCTCTTAACTTGTCAATATCCATTATCTCATAGAGCCTTTTGTTTTACCTTTAGTAGCCAAGCCATCAATAGGTTTAGATCTTTTCATCATACCACCCATCATCATTCTCTGCATTTGATTAGCACCTGTGGCTGCCACAGAGCTTTGTCCTGCTTGAGGCATTTGTGCTGATGCCATTTCCATCTGTCTTTTTTTTCTTTTATCTTTTTGTTTTCGTGCAAAAGCCATTGGTAATATTCCGCCTAGCCCTGACTCTGCAAGTTTCATTAATGGTTTTTTCCCAATAAGTTCAGGCAACAAACCACCACCAAGTACTCCACCTAAATTTTTCTTTTTTACAGGTTTTTTCTTTTTATTAAGTATTTTTCTTTTTGTACCTTTATCAGAACCCATTTTTTCACCAATGAATTTTTTTCTCATTCTTTCTCTGTTACCCTTTAGACCATACATGGTGCCACCTTTCATTTGTTGTCTCATGGAAGCTCGACTAATCAACACTTCCACCTACGTCTTGCTTGTCTTAATCTACTGTTAGGATTCTTTGCAGCCTTTGGAAACTTTTTCATTTGACCAGCAGATCTGGCGCAGAAAGACTTTCTTCTTTTAGCATCTTTGCTGCCAGGCTTTACTTTGCCAGTTACTGCGGTCTTAAGTTTACTGCCAGGGTTTTGCCTTCTATATTTAGCAACACCTTTTGCGGTCATACCAGCGCCCTGTTTAGTGGGTCTTTTATCTCCGCTTTTTATAGTGAAGCCCTTTAGGCTACCCTTTTTCTTAGTGCTAGGCATAAAAGAATGTCATCATATCGATAGTACCTATCGTATAATTGACAACAAAACCATTTTCAAACAACACACCATCCTCTGGTATTGTTCTGTCAACAGTTGTGTTATCAGTTCCAATAGTTCTTGATTTAAACAAGATTGTACCATCTTCTGGTGCGCCATTAAAAAAGTTTATAACTCCAGCACTACCACCTGAAACAATAGAGAAACCTTTTAACCTAACTCTGTTACTGCCTAAAACAGCTTGAGCTGCAAGAGTTCCTGAACCAACTGATACATTAGCCGCATACTGCGCTGAACAAGTGGCACTACTAACTGTCTTAAATAGTTTTGTGCCTGCTACAGTTTCTGCTGAACCTGTTGACGTAATAACTTCTGTCATAGAATCACCAAAAACATCGGTGCCTACTATGGTGACAGTTTTTTCATTATCACCAGTTCCCGCTGTAGTAACTGTTATATTTCTAGCTCCGCCTGATGCAAAACTTGTATTAGCTAAAGTAAAAGCTGTGTTGGGTCTAGCAGCCGCTGCGATAAAGGTGGTTGATGCAGCCACCTCATCGCTAACTGTTATAGCCTGAACATCTGATCTTCCTGCCATAATATTCTCCTATATTTAAATTAAAGTCTCTCGAAAGATGACCCAGGAGTTCTAGTGACAGTAATGTCTTTTAGAAATATTTCATCAGTCGCTGTAGCGTTTTTAAGAATAGCTAAATAAGGCACAAGAACATCACCGTCATCAAATGTAAATGCGGCTGTAGTTGCTGGTGCAGCTAGTGTACCTGCTCCTGCTACTTCATTTACAACTAACTCATATGTCACTACACCAGCAGAGGATAAATTAACCTTTAATCTTAAATTTTGGTTATCCACTGGAACTGAAGCACCACAGTCTGTTGATGTTGATGTACCAGAGTTATTCAAGTCTGTTTGAATTTCAATATTGGTATCACCCTGTGCTCCGAAAGCAACAACGTCTGTATAAACTAAATCACCTGCCGCTGCTGCTGTAATCTGAGCGTTAAATGCAGTTTGAAATTCTTCAGTTTTTCTAAAACCTATTACAAGACAATCAAAGTCTGTATAATCTGCAGCTTGGAAAGTTGCATCAATAGATCCAGAATGTGTTCCAACTGTAAAAGTATGAGGACCTGTTCCTTGTGCATTACCGCCACAAATCATTTGCAATCCAACATTATTAGTTGTTTCACCATCCATACATAAGTTCAAACCTGCATGAGTTGTCGCTGTGTCTGTAGCTGGTACTGTTCCATCTAACATTGGCGCAGTTCCACCTGCAGAAAACGCACCCACTGCAACACATGCTGCAGGATACATTTGTCCTTGAGGACCTATGAACAACATACCAAACTTGTCACCATCTGCTAAAACACCAACAGCACTATTTGCCATCATTGTTGTAATTGGTGGTGGGCATGTAATATAATTATATTGAAAAATAGTTGTTGATGCTGCCGCTGTTATTTGTCCAGTTGAGCTAACTGAATAATTTTCTGTGATAGCACCAGTTGAGGTATTTTTGGTGATTTGTTTAAAACCACCTTCAGATCTGACTGGACCTGAAAAAGTTGTATTAGCCATTTCAATCTCCTTGTCTTGGCAATTGTCGAAGTTAATTCTTCGTCAAGGTAATTTAAGTATATATTAAAAAGGGCGGTTTGTAACCGCCCTAAGTATTTTTTTTTAAGCTCCAGGTGAGCCGAACATTCCTAATGGGTCTGAAACACCGAATGAATATCTCTCACGGGCTTTGTATCTAACATTACCTGTGTCAAAGTCTCCATCCATTGATGTAGCCATAGGTGTTCTTACAAACATCTTCATGCCGTTAGGTACATCAGTTGTTAAGAAGAAAGCATCTGTATCTGTGAGATAGTGATTTATAGTAAATCCCTCAGGTATAGATCCGTTGTTTCTTAACGCATTGATGTCATTATCAGCAGTGCCTGTTCTTTGCTCTGTCTGCAATAACCTTGTTGCAACAAACATTAATGCTGGTGGAACGATTAATTTTCTAGGTCTAGCAGCAATCAACAAACCTCTTTCATCTACGAAAGCAGCAATGTCAATTACCATTTGCTCTAGAGAAGTTTCATTTAAGTCAGCATTAGTTGTAAGTCTATTCTTTTGGTTTCCACCTGCTACAGTTGGGTGTGCTGTGTTAAATAATGTCACGCCATCACCACTCTGAAATGTGTCAAAACCAGTGTTTAATAAACTTGCAGCTTTTGTTTGCTTTGTATAAGCCATAGCTCTTGCTAGTGCTTTTGTATAACGAGCAGACAATGAATCATAAAGATTATCTTCCATTGCCTCTTCTGTTATTGAAAAGCCCATTGCAACAGTTTCATGGTTATACCTTGCAGTAAAAGACTCTTGCGCTGAATCAAAACTTACTGCACTTCCCTCAGGTTTCACTGGGGCTGCACCAAATCCTGATAACTTGACTTCCTCTTCAAAGCTACGCTCTGAATTTTCTGTCTCATATATCTCAGCATGTTCGTCTTCATATTTTGCATACTCAAGCCCAAATAAAGCATTTAAGCCAGGTAATAACTCCTTAAGGAGTTGCGCTCTTGAAATAGCCATATTACAACCTCCTTAAGCTGCGCCACTAGTTGATGTAAGCTGATGATAGTTAAACTTACAAACCAATATTGGAAAGTTGCTTCCCTTTTCATCACCTAAGTCACCACCTAGATAGTCAATTATTTTTATTCCGTCACCTGCATTTGTAGATATTTCAGATGCATCTAATGATACTCTAGAAATTCCCAATGTTGTATTTGCAGAACCCTGCACAACAGGTGCGTTCTTACCGTATATGTCTCTTTCATTAGAAAAAGATCCATCAGCTTGGATTGTAAATAATACGTTTGGATCATCTACAACGTAAGCCATTATGTCATCCGCTGCTGTACTTGCAGGGAAATGTTGACTAAATGTCAACTGATTTGTATTTGGATCTGTAAATCGACATCCCATGAAAATACCACATAGATCAGTTGCTGAACCATCCATAGTACCTGTCATTTTTGCAATTGTAGTTGCATTACTGGCATTAACTAATTGAACGATGTCGCCCTTGACTATCGCTGTACTTTCTCCAGATTTAATAGGGTATTGTCTAAATACCTCTAAAGAACCTGCATCGAATCTGCCGATTGGGTTTAATCCAAATGGTGCTGCTACACTACTCATTTTAAGCCTCTTCGGTTAATTATGTTACACTAACTTGTGCGAGTAACCTTTTCTGGTTTTAGAACTGGCATCCTCGGATCGGACTCTCTCATGTAATTATTATCGACTGAACTCATTTGTTGTACGTTCTTTTCACGATAATGATCTCTTCGAGCATCCATGTTTTCTTTGGAGTTCTTGCAAAGTAGCAATCCTCCAACCTCTACATTGCCACTAAACTTAGAATCAATATCAGGCATGACTTTCAATTCAGGATGGTCTTCTGCTTTTACGGCTTCCCAACCTTCACGAAATTTAGCTGAGACGTTTGTCATATCGGCTTGACCAAGTGTTGATGTGCGTATCCACCTGTATTCTACTCCATCTACTGGATCAGGATCTGGTAGAGCGTTTGGTCTTGTCCAAGTGACCTTTCTTTTTGTGCTGTCTCTTGTTTCTGCTGTGCGTGATGTTCTATCTGCCATCAGTTAGCCTCCTTCAAAAGCTGTGCTGCGTATTGTTCATTTGTTAGTCCAAGTCGTTTAGCAAGTGCGACTTGTGTTGAGGTCAGTTGCACTTTGCGTGGTTTTTTTGCAGTTCTACTAGGAGCGGCAACCACGGAACCAACAGATCGTAGAGGTGCCTCTGCCTCTTTTGTCTCTACATTCTGCTTGTCAAAATAATCAGGAAATGTTCTTTGCATCGCCTCATCTATCTTTTGATAGTATGTTTGAGCATCTGTGATAGGATTTATTTTATCTAGAAGTAACTTTTGATGCACTCCCATTGCAAACCCTGTCATTTCCTCGTGTCCTTTTTTTTGAAACCAATCATTATTAGCTAACCACTCTTTGTCCTCACGAGTTGGTTGATGCGGCTTGGCTTCTGTATAAGCTGGTTCTGCTTTCTTTAGCGCTGGCTCTTCAGTTCTTTTTCTAGGCTTATAGTCATTTACCTTAAACTGTTCTGCTTGCGCTTTATTAAGTTTAGATTGCGCTTCTACAATCTTG